AGAGTTATCTGTTTGTTGTTGGTTCTGAAATATCAGGCTTTACAATCGGTGACAAGTCTGATCTAGCTTTGCTTTCATGGATGCCGTGTCATCTTCCGCCCCGGCTGAGACTACCCCTCAGGAAACCAACGAAGAAATCCAGCCAGTGGTTGAGCAGCCGCCCGAGCAGGAATATCAGACCGCTAATCCTGAGCAGTTGTATCAGGACCGGAACGACGAAAACCCTCCAACGCACGGAGTCAGTTCCGAAGAAGCCAATGCCGCGCGCGAAGAATCGAAAAAGCAGGACGACATCAACGCCGATACCTCGATCAAAGAGCTGATCGGGAAAGCTTTTTTTATCGCCGATGGTATTGGCGATCCTGAAGTCCGGTACGAGTCAGCAAGAACAGTCAGTCTCTATTTTCCCAGCGATGATTCGATGGTCATTATCCGGATCGAAGCTAGGCCCGGACGTTGGGGCGGCGTTTCTACTTTTCAGCTGGGCGATAAAGGGAAGGAAGCCGCCAATAAAGCTTTCGATAAGCAGAAAGAGCAGTTCGAAAAGAAGAAAGCGGAGTTGAGCGAGCTAGCACAGCAGGAAGCAAGATCCGATGCTCATGCTCGCGAAGAAGGTAAACCGCTTGATCCGCCCAAAGAAACGCCGCAACCGGATCAGCCCGCGCAGTGGGAGGGGGCGCGTCAATGAGCGCGGCAACTAAAGATCGGTTGATCCCGATTCTGGCCGTTGATCCGCTCAAGTTCATCCGGGGCGAAGAAGAGGGAAAAACGCCTCCTGAATCGTGGGTCACCTTGAGCTTGGATTCGACGATCCGGACCTTGATCGAGTCGTCTTATGATCTCTCTGACGATCTGAAAGCTAGCGATCCTTACGTCCGGCAATTGACCGCTGATCGTTGGCAAGTCGGTTGGCAAGCTGCCGCCGACGATCTCGAAGGCGAAGCTTCTCATACCGTGATGGAGATCACGATCATTGCTCGTCCAGTCCTTCCGGCAACCATCACCGCAAAGGAGCTTTAAGCGATGGCTACCACACTTGAACGGGCGGCATTCGCCAATCAGGCCGGAGGCCGGGTGCTACTGACCTTGGTTGCCAGAGGAGCCATCGCCGCAGGCGATCCTCTCACTGTCACCGTTGGATCCGGCCAGAGCGCTGGGGCTACGCTAACCGGGACCGTCAAGAAATTGATCGGTGCTAACATGCTCAAGCTCGGTGTTACCGCCGTTTCCAAACCTAGCGGCCTCCTTCTTCTTCCCAAAGGCAGCGGCGTTGCCTGACCCCTTTCATTTTGTCTGACGATTCCTCTAATTACGATAACGAGTTGTACGGCAAGATCATGAAGGATCTTGACGACCGTTCCGATTGGGAAGGCCGACAGATCCTTTGGGGGAAGATGCGGAAACATGGCGTTCGCCGGGCGCGGAAACCGTGGTCCGGCGCGGCAGACATGCACGTGCCTCTGGGTGACACCACCATCGGGAAACTGAAAGCCTACTACATGCAGTGGGTATTCGGGCCTGAGCTGCTAGCATCCTTTTATTCGTTGGAATCGCAGGGGGATTCGTACACCGATTCCGTTGCTCAATGGTTCGATTATCAGGTCCGCGAGCGCTCCAATTTTACCCGCGCAATGATGTGCGCAATGGACTCGACGCTTCAGAACGGGATGGGCCTGATCAAGACTTATTGGGACGGCGCCAAGAACCGGCTGGCCTTTGCTAGCATCCATCCCTATTTCGTCATTGTCCCGCCGTGGACCACCACTTTACAGGAAGCCGATCGGGTTTGTCATGTCATGCACATGAGCGAAGCCGATTACCGCCGGAGCGGGACCAGTTGCGGGTACAACATGGATGATGATTTCATCGATTCCATCAAAGGCGACGGGAAACCCGACAATAAATATCGGGAATCGACTTATCAGGCCGAAGGACTCAGCTACACCCGGTTGCGAGATCTGATCATCCTCTGGGAAGTTTATCAGAAGCTGGATGACGGCAACATTGAGGTTCAGACCTTTTCGCCGCTAGCGCCGGACGAACCGGCCCGCGCCACCTTCAAGCTGCCGTACGATCATCATCAGGTGCCGATCTGTGCTCTGCCTTACGAATGGCTGGACGAGATGTTTTATTCGTCCCGAGGCGTCATGGAACTGGTCCAGATGTATGAAGCTAGCGCCACAAAGATGTGGAATGAGAAGCTGGATTATATGAGTATCGCTAACCGCCCGGTTCTTTCCAGCCAAGGAGGATCGGTTAACGCCCAAAACATCAGGTGGGAACCGGGTGCGGTTTATGACGCGATCCTTCAGCTGGTCCAGCAACCCCCGCCGCCGGTAGATTTTGATCAGGAAGTCCAGAATAACAAGTCCTTGGCCGAGCAACGTGTGGGAATTCCAGACTTTGGAATTGGAGATGCCAACACGCAAGATAAGAGCCGTACTGCGACGGAAGTCAATTCCATCTCCACCGTCATGCAGCAAAGTAATGATCTGCGTGCCCGGATCTCGAAAGACTCCACCACCACGGTCTATGAGCAAGCGTGGTCGATTCTCAAGCAGTACGACAAAAATAGCCTCGATTACTTCTGGCGAAAGCGCCGGATCACTCTTCCCGACGCTGCCTTCGACAATAAATATCTTCTCAAACCCAACGGGTCCGTAGACGGGTATAGCAAGGATAAAGAAATCCAGAAACTGATGCAGCTCCGGCAGCTAGCACAGGGTAGCCCGTGGATCGTAGTGCCGGAAATCGACCGCAAGATCATTGAGCTGATGGATTCCAGCTGGATTGTCGATCTGTATACCCGGCCCGAACAGGTGACCGCCGATCAGCAGGAAGATCAGGCCATCGAGACCACCGTGATGAACGACGGTTTCGTGCCTCAGGCGGCAGTGAACGATGATCACGTGATTCACTGCACCATGATTGAGCAGTTTATCCAGTTCCGGCAGGGTGGACCACCTCAACCGGGCGCACCGCCAACGCCGCCGCAACCGCCGATTGCACCCGATTTTATGAGCAGGCTGATGCAACATGGGATGATGCATGTTCAGCTAGCACGGCAGGATGCGCAGTACATGCGGCAGAACCGGGTCCAGATCGAGATGTTCGCCCAGAAGTTTCAGGCGACCATGACCCAGTTGCAGCAGCAGCAGATGGGCCAGCAAAAAGCTGCTGGCACGATGGCTAATCTGAAGTCGCCGCCGGGAATGCCAACTATGCGCGGAGGCCCGCCGCCGGGCGGTGTCCCGCCAATGGTCCCGCCGCCGCCTCAACCCGGTGTTCCGGCTGGCCCGCCTAACCCGCAAAACAACGGAGGCCCGCAATGAAAGCGTGGATCAAGGCAATGATCTGGCGCCTGATCTCGATTCCGTTCCAGCGGGCGGTGAACTGGACGAGCGAAGATGCCAAGGCGTTCGACGCTTTTACCCGGACGCTGGCAGGACAGAAATTTTTAGAACTTCTGCGTCAAACCGTAGCTACCAACACGTTTCAAGCCGTTTACCACGAAAGGGTGAGCGCAAGTGCGAGGGCGCGGGGGATGCAGGATCTATTGGCCGTAATCCATCGGCTCCGAAGTTTTCCACCTCAGGAGGAGAGCGAATATTCGGACGAGGATGTCGAGCCGCTACCGTCGCAACGGACCCCGATTGATGGCCGGAGGTTCAATTTGAGCGGCGGAAACTCAGCCATCAGAAAATAGCAACGGAATGAGCGAGATAGTCTCCATATCGAGCCGGCCGCAAAACTCAGCTAGCAGTGAACAAGCTTTCGAAGGTGCGCCGAGTCCAGCATTTGGCCAAGAACCTCACGAAAGAGAAGAAGCTGGCACTGAAACCGATTCGACGGAGGAAAATGTTCCACGTGGAACAAATGGTGAGCAGGATGGTGAGCAGAATGGCGACGGATTGCCGAAATCTGCCGCGCAACGCAAACAGGAATCCAGATACGAGCGGACCAAACGCGAGAAAGCCGCGTTTCGCCAGCAGCAAGAGGCTTTTCGACAGCAGCAAGCTCAGTTTGCCAGAGAGCGAGCAGAGTTTGAAGCTAGCAAGAAGCCAAAACGCGATTATTCGCTGGATGACCTCAAGAAGTATCGCGAAGCGTGGAAGAAAGAGGCTGAACAAGGCGTGGATGGCCGCGCGGAACTGGTAGCTAAGGCCGACGAAGAGATCAAGGCCATGGAGGAGGAGGAAAGAGCCTCCAAAATGGTCGTTGAACTGCCTAAACTCGGAACTCCGGAACATCGTCAGCAATGGCAGACGGCAGAAGCCGAAATCGCTGCTGCCGAC